GTCTTGGTGCATATCATTTTCTCCTAATGGTCCAGCTGCAGTAGTAACATCGTTACCCACCACAACAACTCTTTCTACAATTTGATGTGTATCTGATGTAAATCCTGTTGGATCTACTTTTGTTTTTAGTTCTGCGAAATGTGCCATTTTTTTACTCCTTAAAAGTTCATTTATATTTTATGCTCCACCAATTGTCAATGTACCAGATGCTGTAAATTTACCGATCTTATCTCCTCCTGGATGAGTTGATCCAGTAAATGCAGGTCCTGGTGTTCCTGCTAAAGTAAATTCACTTGGAACTCTTATAACAACAATACCTGAACCACCTGATCCTCCTGTAGGTTGAGCACCACTTCCTCCACCTCCACCACCGGTGTTTGCAGTTCCATTTGTTGGATCTACTGGAACAGTGCCTCCGTTTCCACCACCACCTGCACCACCACATCCTTTATTTCCGTAACCTCCACCACCGCCACCACCAGCGTAGGTAGTGTCTGGTCCTAAAATTGTATTTGGCGCTCCTGCACCTCCTGATCCACCTGTTCCATTTGGTTGTGATCCATCACCACCAGCAGCTGTTGCTCCACCTCCACCACCACCTGCTAATTTACAGTTAGGTGCTCCTGGAGGAGCTGCTCCTTGTCCTCCATCGTTTCCTTGAGGCGGACTAAGCGATCCTTCATTACCAGACCCACCAGCTCCTCTTGGATTTGACAGATATGCAGTACCTCCACCACCACCCGATCCTCCAGGTCCTCCTGGATCTCCGGGCGTAGCTAAAAAACCTCCATAACCTCCACCTGTTGAAGTAATTGTGCTAAAAGTTGAATCAGCTCCTTTTGCACCTCTAGCACCAGCTACTCCTGATGCTCCACCTCCAACCGTAACTGGATATGTTCCTAATTTTAAACTTAAAGCTGATCCTCTTAATGGGCTTGGACCAAATCCTGATGCACGATAACCACCAGCTCCACCGCCACCACCTGCATTTGATCCACCAGATCCTCCTCCCGCAACCACTAAATAATCTACTGTTGCTTCTCTTGAAGGCCATGTACCTGCATCTAATTGATCTATTTGTTCGTTAAGACTCCAGACTCCTGAAGCCTTGTCTAATTCTTTTACTACTACAATTCCTGAACCACCACTTGCGCCATTTCTAGCTGGATTACATCCACCACCGGCTCCACCGCCACCACCCGTATTAGCAGTTCCAGCAGTTCCAGCAGCATTTCCACCGCCGGCTCCACCGCCACCTGTTCCTCCAGATCCAGCTTTTCCTGAATCTTGTCCACTACCTCCACCACCACCTGCATATACTCCGCAGTTGGGTGCTCCTGGATAATCAGGACTTACATCTAATCCTGCTCCACCAGCAGTTGCTGGTTCACCAGGTGGACCCATATCTGATGCAGCAGCACCAGCTCCACCACCGCCACCGCCACCATAATTTGGTCCCTGTGCACTCCCGTTTCCTCCATCATTTCCTTGACACGCGGTTCCTGAAGCTCCGTTTCTTGCTGCACAACCAGGTCCCCATGCTCCACCACCGCCTGAACCACCAGTGCTCGCACTTCTACAAGTGCTTCCTGAATCTGTTGTACTTCCTCTACCACCTCCAGTCGAAGTATAAGTAGTACAATTAATAACTATTGAAGAATCAGCACCTGCTGCTCCTGAATTTCCTGTTCCTGGATTACCAGATCCGCCAGCACCAACGACAATTGCTCCTATATTAGAACCACCTGTTGATATGGATGAAATATTTCTTAAACCCCCAGCACCACCACCACCAGCTCCACCGCCATTACCAACTGGACCAGAGCCTCCACCTCCTCCACCTCCAGCAACTACAAGAGCATCTACTAATCTTGTTCCTGGTTGTGTAGTAATACCTGGTGAATTTGATGTTTTAACAGTTTGTGTATTTTTACCACGAGATGTTACGTTTACAGGTCCAATTATTCCGCCATTGCCAGCCATAATTTAAACCTCCTACGCGTCGTCTATGACTTCATATGAAACAAAAAGTGTTAAGTCTGAAGCTGCGCTTGCTCCACCTTCTAATACATCACCCTCTTCTAGATAGATAGGTGTGTCTAATAAAACTAAAACCGCATCAGCTGGAACTGAAACAGTACTAGCTATTTTAAAAAGAGCTCCAGATACAGATGATCCTGTTGCTGCTGAAGTTCTCGTTGCCTTATCAACTCCTACAGTTACATCTGCTGCATTTGTTCCGTCAATGTTTGCTACTGAAATTCTATTAATTTTTACTAATTTATCTGACGCTACAGTTATTAAAGCTGTAGTAGTAGTTGTGCCCAATTGAAAACCTTGGGACTCTCCTATGATCGTTGATACATTAACTATATTTGGTGCTGCCATAATTTACTCCTTTTATCCGAAAACTATTGCCATTGCAATAGCTTTTCCTGTTGTTGCCGGTGAAGAATCAAAGGATAATTGACCTGTAGCCGTAGCCCCTGATCCTGAAATACTATCCACCTTTAAAAATGTCCCTGCTGTTATATTCCCTGTTGGAAATTTTACAACATAACTTTGACCTGCGCTGTGTGCAGGTGACATAAGTTGAATTCCGTGGCTGTTATTTTCACAATTGAGCTGAATTGATCCTGGATTTGTGCCTCCAGATTTAGCTATAATTTTACCAGTTCCTTTTGGACCTACTGTTAAATCTATGTTTGAATCATCACCTGTTGCTTCAATAGATGGACTATTTCCTGTTGCAGCATTTGTTACATCTATTTGGTTTACTGCAGATGATGTAGTTTGAAATATAATTTGTTCATTACTGTTCTCATCAGCAATAAAATGTGCATCGTCAATTAAAATATTGTGTGAATTGGTATCTAAGTTTCCACCGAGTTGTGGTGTTGTATCTTCAACTATGTTTGAAATACCTAAAGCTATTGTATCTATATTAGGATTAGTTGAATCACTTGCAGTTGCAAATACGATAGCATCACCTTTATCTGTTGCTGAAAAAGTAAAAGAGTCTCCTGAACCAGATGCATATTTAAACTGAACAGTATAAGCACCTGATGTTGAATTTCTTAAAAAATAAAAAGTTTGAACATCTAATGGTATTGTTACAATTTGATTTCCTGTAATAGTTCCTGTGAATTCAATCATTCTATGTGCAAGTTCTGCACCAGCTGATCCATCAGAAACTGCTAACGCAGTTGTTTGAGCGCCACCTGCTATTGATTTAGCAATATAGCCACCAGAAATTTGTTCTATAATTTGTAAATTAGTATTAGTTTTCGTTCCCCATGTACCGGCGTTTTCACCAGTTGCTTGAAGTTCTACACCTAAAGGTGTGTATGTTGATGCCATAAATTATCTCCTATTATGCAGCGTCACTATAACTTGTATTTGATCCAGTTGCAACATCCGAATATGTATCATTCGATCCTGTCGAAACATTACTATAAGATGTATTGTCTCCAGTGTCAACATCTCCATATGCAAATATATCAACAGTTCCAATGCTTGTAGTTATTGATTGACCCGTTAATCCAACCTGCATATCTACAGGGGATATAGTTCCTAAACTAGCGCTAAATGATTGACCTGTTAACCCTAATCCTTCTTCTATAGTTAAAGATCCTACAGATGCTGTACTAGATTGACCAGTTGGTTGAGCAACAGCACCACCTAATCCAATTATGGATCCTTGTTGAGATTCAATTTCTTGACCAGATAAAAATACTACGTCATTTGGTATAGTTACTGTTCCTAAACTAGCACTAAAAGATTGACCTGTTAGTTGTGCTTCTTGTGATGATATACCTTGAGCTGTTCCTAACGATGCAGACATAGAAACGCCAGAAACTAATACTGTTTGATTTGGTGCTTTTGCTGTGCCTTGTGATGCTGTTATTGACTGACCACTTAAACCTATGGTCATATCGTTTGGTGTAATTACACCAACAGATGGTGTTATAGCACTTGATGTTAATCCTTGTGTTTGATCTCTTGGATCAATAGAACCAACAGAACCAGAAAAAGATACACCTTCTATATTTACAGGCACAAACGCTTCACCTTGTGATGAAGTTATAGATTGACCTGTAGGTGTTATTATTTGATCTGGTATATCAACAGAACCAATACTAGAAGATATTGATAAACCTGTTAATGAAATAGTTTGATCAGAAAGATCTCCCCATCCACCTTCTCCACTCCAAGATTGTGCACCCCAACCTGTTTTTAAAGTTGTAGCTTCGTTCCAATTAGCCTGGTTCCAGGTTAATCGGCCCCATCCTGAAGTTACCGACATGGTCGGCCTCCTATGCTAATCTGATTATTGCGTTACTTGCGTCTGCTGTTGGAAATTCTATTTTAAAAGTTCCGTTACTTGCTGTCTTATCACCACCAAAAGCTATAACTGCAACAGCATCCGTAGTTGAAGAACCACCATCTGTTGTTGTGTTATAAATTAAAGCTCCGTTTGCAGTGAAAGACGCAGATGAATAAGTTACATCTGAAAAGTCTGTAAATGCAGTTGTTGAAGACAATGACACACCAGAGTTTGTTAAAGTTGCACCACCTGCAGTGTATGCGGAACCTGATGTGTTAGATATTTCATTTGAAGTAGAGTAATCAGTTGTAGCTGCACCTAAAGATGCAGAACTTGTGAAAAGAGCAATCTTAAAAGTGTGTCCACCCGAAGATTCAAAACTGTGTTTACCTTGTAAAAGCTCTTGTTTGAAGCTTGAACATATTGCTGATGATATTGCCATAATTTATCTCCTATGGGTTTGCTGAGTTAATCGGTATTCTAACTGTGCCGTCTGTGTAGTCGTCTCTTCGTCTTCTACCAACTTGCTCGTTAGCAAACTTCTGTACCTCTTGTTTATATTTATTCTCGTATAATGTCAACATGTCTATCGGGCCTTTTAAATACCCATATGCCTCTGATAGACAACAATATAACAGCCCATTTGGAAAATTCATACTAATATAATTAGTGTCATCATTTTCTAAAAGATTAGGCATTTTATTAAAGTGGACTCTAAATCTATATGTTGTGTTAGGAACTGGAGCAAAAGCTATACGTCCTGATGTTGTATCAGATTCTCCTGTGCCTCCACCAAACATAGCATAGTATTTAGGCTGACCTTGAGCTGCTGATGTTCCTGTTACATCTTGATATTCTTGTAGGTATGTATAATCTTTTTTCTCTAACCATCTATTAGCTCCTGTAGTTTCAGATCCAGCTGTATCATAAACTTGTATACCTCTAATAAATACAGCTCCTGCTGGAGCATTAATTGATTCTTGTCCAGCAACTAAATTACCTAATTGTTGTTTTCTATCGGCATCAATAGGTACATCTCTAAAAATTCTATATTGTGCATTTAAAATAATATTTTCTACAACAGAGTCTGTTAAAACATTTGAGTCTACCTCTGTATAATTTCTTATTTGTGTTATTAAACCTGATGCACTTAATCCAGCCATTATTCAGATCCTTTTTTATGTTTTCTATTTATTTTATCTTGTTTACGATTTGTAACTTCTTCATATAACTCAAGATGTTCATCCTGTTCTGGACAAGCACATTGTTTAATACCAAATATTTTACAAATAAAATTTTTTAATTTTTTTATCATGCCGTTAATGTAACTGGTCCCGCAGACACAGTTGGTCCTCCTGAATCTTCTGTTATACTAGGAGTTGCCCCTAGTGTAAATGTATATTTATCTGTTGTAGTTACTG